CGGAAGTTCTGGAAAATCCCTCGCATCAGGGATTTCACCGTCCCAAGCATTCTTCCCGTCCTTGTTAGGAGCTACGCCAGGGGGAAACCACCAATACGTTCCACCTTCAGGATGCAAAGACGGCCATACAAGCGTGTATCGGTGCCGTTTTTGAATAATCTCAATGTCGTGATCGGCCTTGCCCTTGAAAACCAAACCTCTTGGAACGCGAAAAAAGCGAATTCCAGAAACGCCATCCAGTCGAGCAGTGGAAATCCACGTTTTTGGCAAGCTTCCAAGTCTTTGTTCCAAGCTTTCTAACTGACTGCCACCGTTTTTCTTCTTATCACCCTTCATGTAGTCGTCAACATCAACACCGATCAGTTCATGAGTCTCGCTGACACCGGCCAGACGAACGCAGATGTTGTGTTTTTTACCGTCGTCGCACCATTCCTGTATCTGTTCAAGAGTCGGATACGGTGCGGCCCTACCGGTAAAGTTTAACGGTGGAGATTCTTTCATTTTGTAGGGGAGGACAAGAACGCCCTTGAACCACTTCTCCCGGTATTTCAGAGCCGTGTCGCGAAATGGATTGAGAACTAATGGAACTGAACCGTCCGACACTTATTGATCCTCCGAAACTTCTCCGCTACCCTCTTCGGCCTGCTCAACGAAACTATCTATTTTCATCTTCAGATCAAGCAGCGATTGCTTCATCGCTTCCAAAGTGTCGCTTGCCAATTCGCAATATCCTTGCAACCAAAAAGCAGCCTCTTCTACTGAGTCGAAATTGAAATTACTGGAATTACTGGAATTGCTGGAATTGCCGAAATCCCCTGTGGGACTTGGATTTTCAGGCACGGGTCAACCTTCCACGCGAGAGAGAGAATCCCCAGCATAAGCCGGGGAACGGTCATTGGTCTGGAACTCCTATATCTATGGTGCGTCGTCGCCGCCCACCACTACGTCTTGTGGGTCGGCAGCCTCCGAAGCCTCCGCAGCCTCCGAAGCCCTCTTGCGCTGCGTGACCCGCCACTCCGACTCAGCCCACTCACGTTCTGTCGCACCGTCATTGCCGCGCAAAACAGCGAGAGCATGGCACATGCCGTCGAGCAGACCGTCGATGTACTCAACTTCGTCATCATTGGAAAGCAAAGTTTCGTACTCTCCGATAGTGTCCCGAATGTCGTCCCTGATCTTTTCGATCAGGGACTTCCCGGCATACCCTCCGTGCGAGTTTTTCAGCGTATAACTATGAGATTGTTTGGGCGTTGCTTTCTCTCCTCTTTCTAGTTGTCGAAGAAGTGCTTCTGCCTCTTTGGCCTGGCGTTCCAATTCTTTCAGATCAACCATTAATCGACAATCTCCCAATCCGTTGCATAGCGGCGTAGCCATTGGTCTGGCTTGCCGTTGATAGTGCATTTCGCCAGGCGTGTTTGCAGCCCTAGTTCGCTGATCACCGCGTCAGCCAAGACGGCCCACTCGCAGGCATATCCCTGACGTTTGAACTCGTCGGCCAGCACGTCTGCGATCCGGTCACGCAGGTTGTCAGACATCGGCTTCCCAATCGGTGATGTAGCGGCGAACCAATTTGTCCGACTGCTTCCGCAGCCCCAGTTCACGAATCACCGCGTCAGCCAGGGTAAAGCAGACTGGTTTGCTGTCTCCCTCAATGGCAGCGCATCCCGCCAGTCGCGGATTAGCCATCAACTTGCGCGTGTATTCGTCACTTGCTTCGTAGATCGCGGCTGCCATACGGTTGCGAAGGTCAAAGTCCAGCGGTTTTTGACTTTCGTTTGACTCACCCATCGGTTGTCCCTGGCCTTTCTCAATCTTTCTCAATCTTTCAATCTTTCTCAATCTTTCTTATGGCATGACTATCCCCTGGTGAAGAGCACAGAACATAATCGCTCTTACACCAGGGGCATCGACATTCAGAAAAATAAACCTCATCAGTTGTTAGATAGGTAGCCCAGAGCGTCGATGATCCGGTCGAGCCACCTGTTAGCCGCTAGCACGTCGGGTCCTAGCTTCTTCGCTTCCACCATCGCGGCGTAAGCGACACTCACCGCCCGTTCCCGCGCTTCCTCCGACACCGTTGGCGGCGTGGCGCGGCAAGCATAACAATAGATAATATGATCCGCAGCCACCTTTTTCATTTGACTACAAAGATGTGAAAAACTAGCCCTTCGATAAATACGGTTCCAAGAAATTGATTTACCGATAGTCCAAAAAGGGGATGCCCAGTTCCGACAGTTTCGACTTTGACTGTTTTCTTACCGATGGCCTCGTCGTAGATGGCCCACACCATGATGTTGTCACCTTGCACTCCACAAGACAGAATCGGTCCTTGCAATTCAAGCTTGGTGACACCTGGATCAAGTTTGTACTTGTAAATAGTCCTCATCCGTTTTCTCCATAGAAGGTTTCCAGGTATGAATACACATACTCTCCATTGGAGCCGTTACAAATTTCTTTTGCCTCTTCGATGTTTTCAGTTACGAAGTGCAGCCGGTAAACTCCCTTGGAAGAACCGACACGAGAATCCCTCTGCCACACTTGAAATAGATAAATCTTATTCATTCCCTGACGACTCCTTGTTAATCGTTACGCTTTTGATATCAACATTCGCATTCGGATCAAAAAAGACCCGAATCTTATCCTTGAAATTTTGCTGCTTTTGCTTTTCGCGCTCAGCCTCTCTCTTCGCCTCAAAGCTCATATAACATTTCGGACACCATGGTGCATTGGCAACATCGTAAATAATGTCTTCCGCCTGAATTCCCTTTTCTGGGCAACCCGGCACATGCCACACGACGCATGAATCATCTCCACAGGACCGCAGTACGCCGTGTTTATCGACGTAGGTGTCCGGTGCTGCCACCATCCCTGTTGGTACGTCTACCCATTCACCAACAGGAACGTTTACGCTTCCTGAGTTCTGTCCGTCAGGCATTGAATTTCTCCTTTAAATCTTGAATATCGACAACTTCAATCGGATCTTCTTCTTCCATATTCTCTCTGGCCCAGTCACAAACATCTTTCAATGCTTTGGTATAGCCGTAATTCTCCATCAAACCCTCGTTGAGAGCGTGAATGGTATGGATATTTTTACTCTGCTCAGCGTAATTCAAAGCATCTAGATAACGATTGTTCGATTCTTCAAGAATCGGAAGCTGCAATTTGCAAAAATTAATCAACCTCTGCCGATCAATCTTGCCAGGGTACTGATTCATGCAACTCCCATCCATTCTTCAATAAGTTCATCACAGCTATCCAAGAACATATCTACTGCTCTGACAATTTCGATAACTCCATAAAGCGCCTTGACGACTGATTCCATTTGGCCTACTCCTCTGCTAGTGCATCTAGCCACAATTCACGGCCAGCGTCTGAAAACGAATCCAGACCCTTGCTAGTTTGATAATCTTGAATCGCTTTCTTGACAGAAGGCTCAACGTAAACTTTGCAATGCTCGCTTCTATTTTCAGTCGGGTCTGATGGCAATTTCATTTCACTCCTTCCTTGCTCGCTTGCTCTTCTAGCCTACCGTGGGCTAGCCCATAAGACAACCCATTCGGATCGCTAGTCAGCCGACCACAACGGTCACCAGAGCCATGCGGTATACCGCAGCCATTACAATATTGCACGACACCACTATCAATGTTTGCGCCGAGTTCTCTGCGAACAATTTCCCTGTCGATATACCAGCGAGCTTTTTTCAAATCTTCCATAGAGCTTCCTTTTTCATCGGCGCGCCACAAATATTTAATCGCGTTACCGATATTGAATCCCATGTGTTCAGTAATTTGAATGCACTCAACTCCACTGGGGTGCGAAGTGTAGTGCGGAGGATGGTTGATCATGTCACTCATATGATTTCTCCTAACTTTTTCTTTCTGGGTGGGCGAGAGATGGTGTCCACATTCGCCGGATCATCGAACAGGTGCGGCCACGCGAGATGCCGCTTGAACGCGGCTTTGTGATCGTCGCCAACGCAGTCCCGCAGAAAGTAGTAGGCGTGTCGCACGGCATCCCTGGCATGAGGACCGCTCTTGGGGTCATACATTCCCCACCTTTTCAACCGATCGTCAGTACACGTCGTCTTCGCCAACGATCTGTTTTGAATGAAAATCCTTTCGTCACTGAGTCTTCCGTAGGAAAGACTTTGGCTCATCCCAAAAGAAAACCCGGCAGTGATTCGGACGGGCGACAGAGTGTGGCGGGCTTGATCCATTCTTTTCATGTCGGGAACAAAATCTTCAATCACCACAACACTTTTCGGGAATGTGTAGCACGCCATTGCCACCATCTCCTCAATGCCTGCGTTCTCCCCGGCCATGTTGATACCGGCGTGCTTCTGGGCAGTGCCGAACCAGCCGTCCAAATCCTTTGAAACACAGTCGATTTGGCCGTAGTTGAACAGGTCGAAGCTTTCCAGCGGCGTACCTCCGAAGCCATGAAAGCCGTTGAACCACAACGGCTTTACGGTGATCGCGCACCAGCCGGTAGTTTCGCCGGGGTCGAAGGCCAGCACCGTACAGAGGTCTTTGTTCCTTGTTTTCATTTAGACCAAACTCCAACCTCGCGCTCAATCAAAGTTCCGACGTGCTGCTTCCAGACGTTTCGCCAATTGGAAGCCGAAACAATGTCCTGCCCAAGAGATTTCGCATCCTCTGGACTGAACTCAAATTGGGTGGAGGGCGCGTCACAAATCAGTTCAATGTTGAAATCGCCTGCTTGAAATTCATTCTCATAGCGCGAAAGATACAGTGTCACAATGACTTCCATGTGAGCGGGTTTGCCCCACGACCATCGAATCCACTTGCCGGGAACGATTTCTTGCGACACCGGCAAAGGAAGAATGTTGAGGTCTTCGCTCGGTTCTTGAGCCAGGTCGGGTTTCATTGTCTCCGCTTTTTGTTTGTCCATAAAGGCTTTCACAGAAGAGTCCAAGATTTTACCGATGTGCGTGTTGTTAAGAGTTGTCATTCCGGCTCCAAAATCCATAGATTTTCAACTTGTAGGTTGTTGTTCCTGTCGGCAAAAACTTTGCCGTAAGCAACAATGATATGATGATCTGTTTTGATATTAGCTAAACGATCAGAGAGAGAAGAGTAGCGCCAGCGGGAGATTCGCAGTGCTACCTCCCCATGCTCGTCATAGGCGAAGATCGTTGCTTTCTTCGTATCCTCTGGTCGATCCATCTTGGCCTTGATGACGGCGACAGACTCGCCGGTCTTAGACCGAATGGTTTCAACCTCATCGGTGTAAACGATGTTTGCGGCCAGACCGACAAAAGCAATGTGATCATTTCTGTTGGGAATGTCATCGCTGAGATAGAAATGACCGTAGTCAGGTAATCCAAACGAACTAAAGTCACCGTTGGATAACTGATCACGAATAATAGTGAGTTGCTTTTCTGTCTTGAAGATTCCAAGAGGGTCTTCCTGTGTAATAAAATCAACCATAGTCATGATTGATTTTTCACCGATTCCGTTTACGTCGATGAGATTCCACCACTGAACCGGGGGAGCATCGTCCCGGTTTTTCCAGATGAAGTCCCGCCAGTACACAATGTCGGTAGCTGTGGTATCCCCTACCTGCGGTAGCTGCCGGAACCCAGGAAGCAACGTCCATTGCGTGCGCTTGTCCCGGTATGGTCGCCACTGAGCATCCATGACATTAGGGTCAAAATCCCCAATTTTCACGTTATGATCTACAGCATCTTGCAAAACAGCAGTGCGACGGGCAATGTCTTCTTTCCCGTCACCGTTTTTGGCAAGAGTGGCGGCATAAAACTCCACCGGATAGTGAATTTTGAAATACGCTTGCCACCAGGCTACAAGGGCGTATGAATAAGCGTGACTTGTGTTAAATGCGTATCCAGCAGCAGTAGTGATGGAACCCCACACACGCTCAGCATCTTCTTCTGAAACGCCATTGCTAGCGCATCCGTTTCTGAATTCCTCCCAGAGTTCGGCGAACTGGAATTCTCCAAGCTTTTTTCCAATAATTTTACGAACTTTGAGAACTCGCTGTGTACTAAAATTTGCCAGGTCACGGAGAATCCACATGATCTGCTCCTGATAAACAATTTGGCCGTATGTCCATTCGACATGTCTATCGAATCCATGAGCATGAATGCGCTTCCAATCTTTTTCGCCTCGCTTGACCTTGATATATTCGCCAGTCTGGTTGCCGTAGAGCGGCCCAGGACGGCTCAGTGCGTTGCACGCGGCCAGTTCATCGAACGTCGATGGCTGAACGTCGCGCACAACCTTGCGGGTGGTGCCACCTTCATATTGAAAAATGCCAGTAATATCGTCGTCTTGGAAAAGACGAAGAATCTTTTGATGGACTTTTTCGTCGGTGTTGTAATACAAACCGTAAAGCCAGTCCAGATCGAGGTTCTTCCAGCCGCGAACTTTTCCAACCATTCCCATAGTTGTGAGTCCAAGGAAGTCCATCTTGAGCATTCCGAGATGTTCAGCATCTCGTTTCTCGTAAGGAATAACTTGAACTTTTCGCTTAGCGTTGCCTTGACCAGATTCTTTTTCGTAGATGGCACACACATCAGGAATTGGCTCCGAAGAGATTACGAAGCCGCCAGCGTGAATTCCCATTGAATGCTGATTGCCCTCAAGTCGCGCAGCCTGTAAAATTTGATCTCCAAATTTTTCGACCAACTTTGCGACCGTAGGCTCACTCGCATAGCTAACCAGAACGTCTTGAATACTATCGTCCACTCTGTCGTCGGTTTCAACTCGTAGTGAACACCGCTTGCCGATGGGATCGAAAGTTTTTGCAGGAATCCCATAGGCCCGAGCGATATCTTGAAGGGCTTTTTTGCCCCGGTATCCGACGTGGTTCGCGACGTTAGCGACATTTTCATGCCCATATATTTCTCTTGCTCTCCCAGGAATTTTATAACGCAGTTCGTCATCGAAATCAATGTCGATATCCGGCATGTCAGTTCTGTTTGGATCAATGAAACGCTCAAAGATCATGCGAGAAAACACCGGGTACAACGGATCAATTTCTGTGATGCCTAACAGGTAACACACGATAGAACCAGCAGCGCTACCGCGCCCCGGTCCTACCGTAATGTCATTTTCTTTTGCGTATTTGACAAGATCAGAAGTAGCGAGAAAGTAGTCGCTGAAATCTTTATCATTGATAAGCTTTAGTTCTTGACCCGCTTTGGCGAAGTATTCCTTTTTCTTGTCCTTGAGACTGGGGCGCTGCTTGACTCGCTTTTCCCAGCCCTTGATGACTTCGGCCTTGAGTTGATCTTTTGCGGTAGTTCCATTTGAGACTTTGAATCGAAGTGGTTTTGCTTTGGGTAGCTCAACAGTGCATTGATTTGCGAGAGTTGCTGTCTGTGCAATCGCGGCCTGCGCTTCGGATCGGCTAAGACCAGTTCTAACAAGATCATCTAAAATCTCCTTATCTGATTCTGGGTAACTTAAATTGGCTTGATATTCCCACGATGTTTCGGCACGGAAATCGGATTTAGTAGACGGCCAACGAGCCGCATGGAGAACCGCTTGCATCGCGTTGTCTGTTGGCTTGGGATAATGTACGTCAGCCGTAGCAACAAGGGATATTCCATGCTTTTTTCCAAGCTTCGCGAATTCCTCATTGAGCGCACAAGTACGCTCAAGGCTAGGAAATCTTTGAACTTCCAAGAAAAATCTTTCGGGACCAAAAACATCCAAGAACCATTGTAAACGCCCACCGGCCTTATCAATGGATTCCTCAGAGATACCCCCGGAAGGGTCTTGTCGCTCACCAAGAAATTTTCCACCCAGCAGCGTGCATGATATGAGAGAATCCGAGCATCCCGAGAATACAATAATTCCTTCATTGAACTTCTTAAGTGTTGCAGGAGATACGGTAGGCCACTGATAACTGTCAATATAAGATTGAGTGACAATCTTATTGAGGTTGTGGTAGCCCTCTTCATTCATGGCATAAATGCCTAAGTGAGTTTTTTGTCTTGTAGCTTTGTCTCCAACGGGTCCGAAATAAGCTTCAAGTCCGAATATAGGTTTGATGCCAAATCTTTTAGACTCCCGTTCAAGTGCAGCATGACTATTAACGTTACCGTGTTCGCTAATACCAAGAGCAGACATGCCCAGACTAGCAATTCTCTCAACATGTTCCTCAACCGTTCCGAAACCATCGCCGTAACTGAATGTTGTATGAGTGTGAAAACTTACGAATTTCATTTTTGAGACAAGGCTTCCAATGCTTCCATTGATTCTTTTAGTAGGGTACGAAATTCTTTTGCTTTCTTGAAAGCGTCTGATTTCTCGTCAGAAATTATATCCATGATGCGAGTGCAATAAAACGAATGAACCTGAAAGAGTTTTTCCACATCGTCCTGATTTTCAGGAAGCTTTTGTTCTTGCGGAGCAGTGTTTCTTTCAATCCGGTCAAGATTCGTTTCCATTGATTCCAATGCTGTCGCTATTCGCAACAAAGCATCCTCAATGTTACGCATCGTAGTAAGCGACACCCGCTACATGCGTCGGGAACAACTCGACGCGCATCGTGCCCTGGCCGATATCCTCAGTGTCGAACTGCACATACGGCATCGGCTTGTCGCCCTTGGTGATGTAGAAGTGAAAACTTCCCTTGGTACAACTAATAACTTGACCACTGGAAAGAATGATCTTCGTGACCAACGCTCCATCGACCTGTTGCTTAACACCCATAAAATTCATGATGTTGAGCTTGGAATCCTTCTCGCTATCTTCAGCCTTCATCGACAGTTCCAATCCTTTCTGAAGAAACAACAACGCTATCCACAGTGTCTAGTGTTGCTGCTTCGCTTTCAACGATAAACAAACCTTGCTTGATATGTTCTGCTGCGTCTTTTTCGTCTTTACCAAAGGTAACGTATTCACGACGCTGACGAATTACGTCTTCAATCACTACTGTGTATATAAACAAAAATTTTCCTTACAGAAGATATGATTAAGTGCGCGTTGTTTCGGTATGCGCGCCCCACCGTTTCCCCTAACTAGCCGAGCAGCGAATCCGCGTCCTCGTCATCGAAGTCAACTTCCGCATCCACGAAAGTTTCTTCATCCTCAATGATCTCTTCAGGACCGGAGGAAACAGAAACCCCGCCACCGTTCTCACTAATCAGGTAAGACTCAATACGAACCTGATTGGAAGTCACGTTAGTGACCCGATTGTGGAACGGCTTGTTGGAAAGTGAAACCTTGATCGGCAAGGAACCTTCCGGCGAATTCACATTCCAGCGACCGATCTTCTCAATGTGCTTCTTGCGCTCATCGGTAGTCGGCTTGGTGACGTAAAACGCTTGCTTGATCGCATCGAACTGAGCGTCAGAACCGTCAGTAAGAGCGAGAAGAAACTGATTGATGTACGGGAGAGAAGACTCAATCAGATTCAGGTTTCCCCATGCGAGGTAACCGTCATATTTTCCACCGGGAGTATTCCGAAGTTCCACGCCAACGGAAAGCTTTCCGGCACCGGCATTCTTTGCCTCTGGACCGATAACGCCAGTCGAGAGAATCTTGAGGACACCTTCGTAGGAACCGGTGGGAGGCAGTTCGCCGCCCCACGCTTCGCGTCCCTGAGCAACCTCAGTGTTAATGCCGTTGATACCAATGTCGAACTTAGCCATTTTTATTGCTTTCTATGTTTTAAGGTTTATTGTTTTAGTTATTTTTACTTTGGATTACGCTTCTACGGTGTCTAGTTCCAGTTCTCCCTTCACTTCACTGATCGCCACCGCTTCGTCATCCAGGTTAGACTCTACCGGATCGACGGGCTGTGGGCTAGCCTGCGGAGCCTCAATCTTGGGAGCGACAGCCTTAGTCGGCCTAGCAACTTTTTGAGGACCGAGCTTTTCAATTTTGCCCTCAGAGTTGCGAGCCATCTTTCCGGCAATGGCAAGTCGCATTTGCTGAAGAGTCATATTGACTGTGAAAGGCTTCAGAGCATTAGTGCGATCCTTGCCTCGCACTGTTCCTGAATCCTCCCAATAAATAACGCGGCGCTTAACAGACTTTTTCGCTTTCGGGTCTTCCTCTGTCGGAGCGTCAACCTCATGAACCTCAACCCGCATGTAACCGTAAGAAGTCATGAGCGCCGCCATCTTGAGCGCCACTCCGTATTCTTTCTTACCCTGCAAATCGGGAACAAGGAACTCGTTATCATCGGCATCAGAAACCTTCTTAGCCGTGGCGGTCCACAGAACATTGACGGGCAAATCATTAAAGCCACGCACCATGTTCTCCACAAGCTCATGCATGATTCCGTAATCCTGAATCTGCATCTTTGTGGGGTCTTGACCTTTTCGACGCTTCTCATCTTCAGTCATCCGAAGAACGTAGTCCTTCGCGAGATACTGCATTTCAGAGATAGAGTCGATAGCGAAAACATTGTAGTTCTCGCACTCTTCGGGATTCTCGTCAAACCACTCGTAAGTGTTTTTCAGAGTCTCCCAGTCTTTCACAACGATGCGCTCAGCAGAGGAACCCATCGTTTGTGCAGACATGAGACCGTCTGACTCAGGAGCAATGAACAAGACTTTGTTGTCCTGACCGGAAAAGACAGTCTTTCCAGCGCCAGGATCGGCAAAGATCATGATGTTCCAGTGCTTGATAGAGCCAGCCAACGGACCAATATTCGGACGAATTGCCATAATAAATTTTATTCTTTCGTTTGATATTTTATGATTTAAAGTTTTATTTTTCGGTCTTGGCAAACTTGATCATGACATAATGTTGTTCGTCGATTTTCTCCAATCTGTATCCAGAGGGCAAAGCCCAGCCCGGTTGCCATTCCGGCAGCCCTTGTTGGCTGAAGAAACCGTTGATTGCCCCATTGAGGTTATCGTACCCCTCTGCACCGACACCTACGGTGTTGGTTTCGTCGGCTGTCATGGTTGACCAAAACCACTGCCATCCTTGGTTCTCAGTAGAAGTTTTCCGAAAATGTGTGCGGCCAACCAACTTCAAATCGTTCAGTTCCATATTATTCCCTTTCTATTTCCATCAATTTTGGTGGTGTAATTTTTTGTGGAAATCTAACTTCTTCTGGATGCTTGTTGGAGACATGCATACCCAGACGTTTACGGGCAATCATTGAGTCACGACACGACCAGTCATCGCAAAAAGGACACCATAACTTGTATTTTGAGTTTGGTGGCACTTCCGTAACTTCTTTTAGATGCTCTGTCACTTTAAATGACGCTCTCCCTTCACCACAACTCCGACCCACATTCCGATCCATGCAATCATAATCATCAACTGCAAGAAAAGAACCCAACTCACTTCAACCTACTTTCTTTTGAATTGACCGCACCCTCACGATGATCACCGTAAGGATCGTCATATTTGAAAACGTCGCTGATGTAACCTTCTACATCGCCGCCGTCTTCGTCAATGTCGCATAGGTCCGAATAGTCGCACCAATTGCAGTGCGGTCCCGGTGCCTTCACGACAGGAATATCCCCATTGCGAGCTTTGTGCATCAATTCAATTTCGTCGGCAATGCGAGCGATCTGATTGAGTCGATTAGCACGGTTGCGCCTGACAACATCTCGCCAGAACAACGGAGAACCTTGATTCTTGGACACTTCGCCGTAAACAATGACGTTCGCCTTCTGTGCAATTTCCTCAAGTTTGGCGATAGTCATTCCTTTTACGTCACTGTCGTCTAAATTCAGTGCCATCTGGTAATGATTTTTCTGAGGCTTGTTACGAACGCGCCCCATTTCATCAACAGTCCTGTCGGCAGGAGGCTTTGCCTTGCGAGCGAACGAAAAGATCATGTACTCAATGGACTCATCTTTTCCAATGAGTTCCAAAGCTCGTAGAGCGGCAGTCCCGCTAGCGAGATAAGTACCGGTTTGATCGTCTTTATTGAGTTGCTTTTCGTTTGTTCTGGCTCCGGTAGTTTTCCAGTCCAGAATCTTACACTTGGGCTTGCCCGAATCGGTGTGATCACGAATCACCATATCGTAAGTTCCCAAAAGAATTCCGCATGACTCAAAAGGAAGACCGTATTGCTTCTCCAATTGACGATCATTGTAAGGAATCCGCATACGAAATCTTTGTTCTGGCATCAAAACTTCAAAAGCCGGATCAAGATTCCATTCTTTCAACTGACCGTCGATCATAATGTGCCCAAGCTCGCAAGCATCATTCCATTCTTTTTCTTTGTCATCGTCAAAGAATGGATCGCCTGACACAGACACATAAGTATCTTTAGTCAAATCATCCCAGAGAGCGTGAATTTCTGAGGGTTTTGTTAACGCACGGGCGAAGCCATCCTTGCCGGGAGGCGTGTACACAGTCGCCCAGAGAAGATGCCATTGCGTACCAAACCAGCGCGCATCCTGCTTCGGCATGGCGGGGATGAGTCCCTGATTCCATCGCCATTGCCAGCGCTGTGGACAAGATTTAAAATCGGATCGTTCTGAATTACGGACAAGCGGCAAATCAATCTTCATGAAAAAGGAATTCCTTCAATTCGTTGGTATGATACGGGCAAAGACAAATATCTTTATCAAAGATATTGACTGTCTCCCAGCCCTTTTCAAAGAATACATCTTCATCGGATGCAGTAAGTCGATCTTTGCAACTGGGAATGTCACAAAAAATCGTAGAAAAAGAAGTGCGCTCAATACTCATGATCGGTGCTGAAGTTTTTCAAACTGTTCTTCGGTCACATGACCAACAGTTGCAGACCGTTCACTACAGCCGCAAATCTCGCAGAGATAACCCTTATTGGGAGTCTCGTTCGGATCGTAAAACATTGACGGCTCAAAAACGTGGTAATTGATATCCACTGACGAATTTCCGTTCGCATCGGTAGAACATTTATAGTTTTGACAAAGTAGAGAGGCCGCTGACGGGGAGCAAGGCCAATTGACCCGCCAGCGGCCTCTACTTTTCCAAATTGCTAGTTCTTAAAAGAACGCAATCTGGAGTTTTTACTTACCGCTTGCGACCGATACGGCGCTTCTCGCCCGAATCGTCGCCCACGGCGGCATCGACAGCGGCAGCAACATCTTCGCCGCTGGCATCCTTGCCCTCGCGAATAGCCTTCGCCTTCTCAAGAGCAGCCTGAACGCGAGCCTGAAGCTTAGCGGCCTGAGCCTCTGCACGCTTCGCGGCCTTCTCAGCCTTGATTTCCTCTTGAGTCAGACCAGCGTAAAGCTTCTTTTCCTCCGCAAGCTGAACCTTGCGAGCCTCGCGAGCCGCCTTAACCTCCGGCGTGTTGTTGAACTCAGTGCGAAGAGCAAAAGCAGCCTTCACCTGATTGGGAGTGATCGGCGCAAGACCGGCACTCACATAATCAGCGTGAGAGTTGATGTAATCGGCAAGCTCCTGATGCTTCTCAGTGAACTTGCTGAAATCGCGGCTCTTGCTCTCGTCAGAGGTATCGGTAGCAGCCTGGGTAGCCTCATCCTCGACAACCTCGACCTGCTGATCCTCAAATACTGCGGTCACTTCGTTTTCCTCCTGTTGTTGTGGACGTTTGTCCGGTTCGTACTTTCTAACTTAGTCGGTTTCTTGTTGGTGTGCAAGTCCTGTTTCACTCTTTTGATGGGCTACCTGGATTTCGTGGCCTCCATGTCCCTGGCTTCACACCCCGCAGCGGTGGCCGGTACACCACCGCTGGCGGTCCTGCGTTTTCCCTTGGCAGAGTAGTGCGGTTGGCATCGTACATTTCACGACGACGAGCGCTATTTTCTAAATCTTCCTCTACTCTGGAAGGATCTGCTAATCGTTCATACAACTCCCTTCTCATCTTTAAAAACATTTGCCATTCATCTTCTAGATTCCGCTGCTTTCGCGTTATCTTGAAGCTCCAAAGAATTGCGCTTGTGGCTATAACCAATAGCATAAACCATTGAATCAAATCTTGATCAAAAGTCATCATCACGCTACCTTCTTTTTCGATCGTTGCTTAGTTGCGGTAATCAACTGTCGGATGTAATTGACACCGCGCTGTTTGTCGAGAACGCTCCTGGCAGCGTTTTCTCTGCCAAGATTAGTAATTGCAATATCTTGATCTATCGTCCCCAACGAAGCGAGATACCAGATCGTGACATGGTGATTACGAGAAACGCGGTGCGCCCGATCTTCAACTTGTTGCTGATCGTCGGGTATCCATGTTTGATCGCAAATAACAACGTCGTCGGCGAGGTCCAGCGTGAGTGATACACCACCAGCTTTCGTGTTAATGAGAATGACCATTTCACCCTCTTCTTTCTGGAAGTTTGTTTTGATGTATTCTCGTTGGTCATCACTTGTATTTCCAGTCAGTTTGTAGTGTCCGATCTTTTTCTTTGTCAG